CTCAACACCATTAAAGTTTTTTTGTCCGTAGGCACAATGTATGTGTCCACAAACATGGATTTTTGGTTGAACTTCCATAATTCTGTGAAATAAGTCTTCACAACCAACTCTTTGACCAGTCATAGTCCAATCTAACATTCCGTGAGCAGGTCCGTGAGTAATTAAGATGTCAGTATTACCAGGGATTTTGGCCCACTTTTCAGCAAGTTTTTCTCCTCTTGGTAAGTTGAATGCCCAATCGTAAAATTCAGGTTGCCAAGGGCTACCGTAAAACTTTACACCATCAATTACAATTTCACTATCAAAAAGATAAATAATTCCTTTTTCTTTGAACTCTTCTGCAATGTCAGTGTGCATCTCAAAACCAAAATCGTGGTTACCTGCAATGAAGATTTTGTGTTTGAAATCGGTCATACCAAACCAATTCAAGAAGTTGGTGATTTCATGACTCTTACCCATACTGGTACAGTCACCAGCGTGTACAAGAACATCACCACTACCAAGAATGTTATTATAAGCATTACTTGTTAAATGATTGTGTTTGTTGTGTGTGTCACTGATGAATGTAATTTTCATAAAATAGTATTTTTATCGTCCTCGTCCCAATTTAAAAAGTCGTCTCCTTTGTAGTCAGGATGATTTTCTTTCATATAATCAATCCCTCTTACCCAAAAGTACGAAATAATTGCAACAACAACGACCATTAATAAAAAAACTTTCCACATATTATTTTAAATTTTAATTTTTAATCCCACCAACTTTTCATTCCCGAGCCATCAAACCAATCATTCCAAACACTTTCTTCTCGTTTTTCTTCATCTGTTTTACTATCATAAATTTTACGGAATTCACTCATATCTTGTCCGTGAATGATTAACCACAATTCTTTCCATTCAGAAATTTCAATTTCTCTAGCTCTTTCAAAAAGTTTTTTGTTATGGATTCTTTCCTCTTCAGTATCTTCTCTATCAGTCCATAACCAATCAGAGTTTTTTATTTCACCTAATTCTTTTTCTGCCTCCCTAACATATTCATCACTACGAACGTTCTTGAATAATTGAATTGCCCGTTTCATTTTTTCAACTTTTTTCATTCTTGATTCTTCTACCTCATGTCCGTGAATCTCAATTGTATTTACAGTTTTTTCTAAAGAACGACGAAATAAATCGAGATTGAATGAATAATCCCAAGAACGAAATGCGTACAATTCCTTTCTAAAAAACCAAATGTTTTCTAAAAAGTATGGTAAGTCTCTACGAAAAAATTCATAGGTTTTATACCACCATGTTTGGTGTCTTGATAATGTTTTTAAGGATTTCCAAAAACTATCGGCAAATTTTATTTCCATAATATTATTTTGTTGGTCTTTTAAAGATATAGTAAGTTATTCCAAGACCTATTATAATCAATGAAAACCCTATTATTTCTACTAACATAATACAAATATATGAAAAAAATAAGACCCGACAAAATAAATTTCGCGGGTCTTTTGGAAAGGGATATATGAGAACACTCCTTAAAGGAGCGGTGTGTACAAATAAATATGAAATTAATTTAAAAAAGTCAAGTTTGCGTTAGTCTGGGAAGTGATTTTTTACTCTATCTAACAATTTTTCATCAAATTTCACACCATGTCTTTTTTTGAAGTGTTTCAATAATGTCTTTATTGCGTCAGTTTTATGTTTTCCATTTAATAAAACATATGCGCCTAAATCAGCATCTAATTCCTCATTATCATTTCTTGGTCCGTCATGTTTTAAAAGTACGTGGGATATTTCATGAGCTTCGATAAACTTTAATAAATCGTCACTGTAATTATTTTCCAATAAAACTTCACCATCTATTAAAATTAAGTTTTTATTTGGTACCATAAAACCATAACCATACTCCTCAAATAATGGTTTGAGTTGTTCATATTGTGGATTGTCTGAAAAAACAACAAATATTGTTACTTCAGGTAAAAATTCACTTTTATATGAGATGTGGTTTGACATGTAGATTTTTATTTTTAAATAATGCCCAAAAATTATTTTTAAGCTTTCCAATAACTCTTTGTTCGGTTAAGGTACCATAGTCACAATATTTTTTTTCCCATAAATTAAAACACTTTAAGACACAATCCATATGACTTTCGTCTCTTGAAGATTCTAATACTCTTAAAACCCACTCAAAATCATAAACTGCTTTTGCAATATTCATGTTTAATATCATAACTTTTTTTTTCAAAAATAGTATTTTTTCTATTAATAACAAAATTATGATAATAACTTATAGTATTCCTGAAAGTGTTTAATTCTGTCAGGTAAACCTATAGTTCCACCATTAACTCTTTTAGTTACAGCAGTTACTGCTGCAACGTCAGCTCCTTTATCACAAATTGACCAAAGATTATTTGAGTCAAAGAAAAATGCTGCAGACGCTAATGGGTATTTTGTTGCAACTAATTCAGGATTATTAATTGTATCTTCTCCGATAAATTTAGCAAATCTTGTATAGTTGTCTTTTCCAGTTAATTGAATATATCCACGACCACAATATTTTGAACCGTCCCCTGAAGATTCGGGGCCGTTGCCCATTCTACCACCATAAACTCTGTTGGCGATTTTTTGAGGATTTCTTTCATATGATTCTGCTAAACCAGCTTCTTTAAAGTATTTTGCAAAAGTGCCTTTTAAACCTTTAGCTGAATAGTTTAAATTTTCTTTTGTTAATCTGAATCCACCTGATTCGTGTCCACATTGAGCTAAGAAATGTGCTAATCTTAATGGTGTTGTTATGTTGAATTTTTTTGCAGTGTCAGGGATTTGTACAATTACTGAATCTGGAATATGTCCTTTTAGATTCTCTAATTTAAATCCACTTCCTAAAGGAATTGAGGTTGAAACTACAGATGCAACGGGTGCTGGTTCTGCAATAACTTGTTGAGTTGGGAACATTTTACTCCACGTACCTTCACCAACAAGTCCGTCAGCTGCTAAGTCGTGGTCTATTTGCCATTTCTTTACGGCTTTTTCTGTTCCAGGTCCAAAAACGCCATCGGCGCCAAGACCTAATTTTTCTTGGAGTTTTTTTACGTCCTCTCCTCTAGACCCAATTTTTAATAGCATAGTAATTTACATTTATTACTATAAATACTTTTCAATTAAAAGATTGTTTGATTTATTATAATTTTGGTCTTAATACCGATAATGCTTCAGGATAAGATTTGTCTAAAACCTTCTCATCTTTATCCTCATAAGGAATGTTTTGTAGTACGTATCTGATTGCATTTAACCCTGAAACTCTTTTGTCTTCGGCATCAACAATTACCCAAGGGTGGTTAAGAGTTGAAGTTTTGTCGAATAGTTTTTCTTTAAATTCTGTAAATCTGTCCCACAAATCTTGCATTTTAGAATCATTTGGAGAATATTTCCAATATTTTAAAGGTGATTGTTGTCTAATATCAAATCTTCTTTTTTGAGTCCCTTTGTCAATTGAAAACCATAATTTAAAAAGATAATCGCCTTCTTGTACTAAATCTTTTTCAAAATCTGCAACATTGTCCATAAAATCGGAATATTCTTCAGGTGAACCATAACCCATTACAGGCTCAATCAATCCTCGGTTATACCAACTCCTATCAAACAGATTAATAACACCTGGCTTAATTTCTTTTTTATAACGATTCCACCAATCTTTTCTGTCTTCTGGAGTTGGCACACCTAAAGCTACTATATTATAGTATCTTGGATTTAAATTTTCTGTAAATTTTTTGATTGTGCTCCCCTTCCCTGCCGAGTCTCTACCTTCAAAGACAATAATAACTGTTTTACCAGTTTTCTTTAACCATTCTTGTAGTTTTAACAATTCAACTTGAAGTTCAAATAATTCTTTTCTAAATACTTTTTTAGGTACAATAGAAGGTTCTTCTATTTCAAATCCATAGTCTTCAATTTCAGGTTCAGAACCATAACCTGATTTATCTCTATATTTTAAAGAACCAACCACTCTTCCAAAATATTCTTCAACATTAGTTTTCTTATCCCCTTTCTTTAATAAAACTTTTTTAAGACCTCTTTCTAAAAGGCCAAAGTCAATAATTTGAGAAGTTGATATTATTGTAATAGCCATCAACATATTCTCAATTTTTTTAGAATATAATTTAAAATATTTTAATACCTCAACAGTTTTTTTCAAATTAACATTCATTTGTTTATTTGAATCTTCCTGCTCTGAAAGTACCCCCATTACGGACAATATTCTATCTAACTCTTCATTAAGGACTGACATAAAATTTGAAACTTTACTAATAAATAGTCAAGTTGAATGTATTTATTTATACCAAGATACTATAAAATGAATAAGCTATTACTTATCATTGCCTGCGGCGTATTATCCACACTTCCGCACAATGAGTTAAAACAATCCAAAGAAATATGGGTTGAATCTGTTACCAACAAGATTCAAGTTGGAAACCTCGCAGGCAATCGTAATTTAGAATTCGGAGTTAAAAACGTTGTAGAAGAATTTTTACAAGAAAAAGACTTTGAGCTTAATCCTGACGCCCAAGATAAAGTGGCGATTGATATTGTATTTTTAGATGTTCTAAAAACCAAATCAAACATTTCTGTTTTTCACAAAGATGCTGAATCCGTTGTAATCCGACTTAAGGGGATTTTAAAACACGACGGTAAAAAAATCAAAGAAGTTATTGTTGAAGAGGAGTCCTCAGAAATATCAATGTCAACATTGGCGATTGATAATGGCGGTAATTTTAATCAACAATCTCTAAGTAATGCTTTAAAAAAATCTAGTAACAAATTGGTCAATAAATTATTTGAAACAAAATAAAAATGAGAAAATTTTTACTTGTAGGGTTTTTAATGATGTCCTTAACATCATTTAGTCAAATTAAATTTAAGTTTCCTGATACAAGAGTCCTTACTGATATAAATGGTGGTGTAATTGATAGAGGAGACCAATTTGATGTTATTGTTCATGCAAACGGTAATAGTGACGCTGTAACAAGACAGTTAATGTTTGATTTCCAATATGACCAAACAAACTTTGAGGTGATTTCAGTCAATCATACAGGTACAGGTGGGAATGGTGGAATACTTCCTGGTGGTTCAAACATACAATTATCTTGGCAAAATTATCCAGGTTATAGTTATGCGGGAAACAGTACTTATTCAAACGGAACACAAAGATATGTTTCTAATGCAACTTATGTATACAATGGTGCGGGGTCTAATGCAATTCTTAGAGCTACTATAACTTGGGCAACAACTTCATCAATGCCTTATGCGTCTTATGATAGAATGTTAATTGTAAGATTTAAATTAAAAACGACATCAACATCAAATTCATTTAATCCAGTTAAATTAAACTTTGTTGCTGGTTGGAATGCTCAAGGTGTTGGAGTTGCAACATATATGGATAGTCCATTATCAACTGAAGTTATAATGAACCAAAACACTGGTAAATTTATAACGGCTAAAGTTGATATTAATTCAAATTTATTAGCATTATCCGATATTAAAGTCTCTTTCAGAGACACAGCAACTAATACAGGACAATTGTTTAACGTATTATCTAATGGTAATGTTGATATTTCTCAATCATTATTATCTGAAAACAAAGTTTATGAAGTGTCTGTAATGCACAACATAGATAAAACAAACGCAATATACAACGGAGCAATCACAATATCAGATTTTACTACAGCACAAGGTGAATTTACATCAATGGGGTTAGATGGTAGTAATGGTCAAATTTTAAAAACAGGTCAGTCTTTATATGCTGCGGACATTAACAGAAATAAAATTATAGATGGTGGAGACTTACCAAGATTATTAGCTCAAGTGGTTGGATTAGATACACTTGTAACTGTTCCTCAAGGGTATGTTATGGGTAGTGGAGGTTACATGAGTTTACCTACTTGGAGAGCAACAGATGCAACAAGTATTGCAGGTCAAACTGAATGGTGTATAATTAATGTTGATGGATACGGTTCAGGTCAATCAAGAGTGTACATTGATTTAAGAGAATTTAACGGAATAAATACATTACCTGAACATATTAAAAGTTTACAATTATTTGATTTATATTCAGGACCTGTTGAATTTATGAGTAAAGATGGTTCATGGGCTTTTTACAAAGTACCATCAAACTTTTTAAATTTATCAACATCAACATTTGCACCCTACATTAGAACTATTGGTAATAATGATTACGGTATTAAAGCTGAATTTACATTTAATTCTGACCCTTCTAATTCATGGGGTTCAATAACATCCTCTAACTGGAAAGATATTACATACCCTAAAACATACGTTAAAACAGGAGTTTTAGGAACAAATGAAATTGTTGATTTAAAATATCTTTTATGGGGTGATGTAAATCGTTCTCATTCTTCACAAGTAGTTACAAGTTCAAATGGAACAAGTACGGTTCAGACAAACGCGGTGAATAGTTTAATGACTAACTCTGCATTTAGAACTATGGCAACACAATCTACATCATTTATTAACACACCAAATGAAATTTCATCTATTGATGTTAATCTATCTAACGTAACTGTAACTTCAAATAGTGTTGAAATACCTGTAACACTTAATACAAATGGAAATAGCGTTGGAGGGTTACAGTTTGAATTTGACTACGACAATACCAAATTAAAATTTGAAGAATTAAAATCAGAAGTTCCAAACTCTTGGTACATCTTCGCAAATTCAAAAGAAGGTAAAGTTAAATTCGGTGCAATTGACCAAAACAACAAAACATCAATTAACGGAAATTTAACACCGTTCAAAATCAGATTTTCAACAATTGGGAATGGAGTAGACATTTTAACATCCGTTAAAGTTTCTCCAACTATGGATGCTAGTAGTTCAAACGGAACTCAATTAGGTATTAATTTGAATACTACACAAATAAAATTAACAGGATATAAAAACTTCTAAAATGAAAAAAACAATTATCGCTTTAAGTCTAATTGTCTTAGCAGCAAGTTGTACAAAGGTAGATTTACCTCAACCTGCACCAATTGACTTAGGAGTTAAATCAACTTCAACAGCAATTAAATCAATTAACCAATCAGGAAATATTGTAACTGCAAATTTTGAAACAACGATTGGTTCAAAATATTCGGTACAAATAGTCCCATTTGGTAGTGAACAACCTATTAAAAAAGAAGGGTTTACCGCTAATGAAACGACAACTCAAAAAACATATGATTTGTCTGGATTACCTAAAAAGGATTACGACTTAATCTTCATCGATATTGATGGAAAAGAAGTTAAGTACCCAATCATAATAAAATAAACTAAAAATAAAAAACAAATCTTATGTCAGAGGAAACACAAGACCACAATGACGGCACATGGTCGGGTCTTAAAAAAACAATCATTGGACTAGTCACTACTGTAGTATTAGGCGCAGGTGGTGTTATTACAACTAAACTAGTTGGTGGTGGAGAGGAAGAAAAACCTGCAGTACAACAATCGGCACCTGTAATCAACATTACAAATTCTAACCAACAATCTCAAGCGGCAGGTGGTAAGACAGTAATCATTAAAGAAAAAAGTGCAACGCCAGCGGCGTCACCTAAACCTAAGAAAAAAGAAGGAGACGAATTCAAGGAAGAATCTCCTAAATGGTAATCTATGAAAGAAAATACAGGATTTAAAGAACTATTAAATAAAATGATGTCCAGAAGATGGTACATCACCGCATTAGTATTGGGTTCATTCATAATCATTATAGGTGGTATTTTCGCTGCGATTATGAGTAAAACACAATCATCCGCAGAATGGAAAGAACTTTTGTTATTAATGTTAGGTGCATTTATTGGTTCATACGGTAAAATCATTGACTATTGGTTCAGTGATACAGATAAAGACAAAATGTTAGTTCAGAAAATGGACGAGGAGGACGGTATTTCATTATCTAATACACAAGATATGAAAGACTCAACTCCATTACCAAGTAACGTAACAACACCACAAGTTAAAGTTGAGATAGACGAAGATGGTGACGGAACTATGGATGGATATGATATTGATGGAGATGGTAAAATAGATGAATATTTTGACCACAGAAACTGTCAACACGTTTGGGGTGATGTAGACGGAGATGGTGACGAGGAGTGCGTAATCTGCGGAGTAATTAAACCAATCGAATAAATAAAAATAAAATAAAAATTGAGGAAAAATGAAAAAAATTAATTTAAAAAAAATCGGAGATGTAATCTTTAAGGGTTATTTGGCCTTTGTAGGTCTATGGCTTGTATTCGCATTATCAACTGAAATGTTCTTTATTTATCTTGCAGCGACAAATCAAGATGATAGAATGAGAGACATTTCAAATCAAATTTCATGGAAAATAGACGGAACATTTAAAAATAATCCTGATAATATTTGGTATGAAGGAGGTAAAAAATGATTAAGAATTTTTACAAAGAATATGAACAAATAATTTTGTTCTTTTCTTTAATTGCGTATATGACCACATTCTCAATTATTTTCGACCATGAAATGAGAACTACAAATTGGATGGGAATTATATGGTTAGTCCAATTTTTCGGGTTTTCCACATTATTGGCTTTATATTCAATAAAAAAAGGTTGGAAATGGCCTGAAAGATAAAATACATTAGTATGAAAAAAATATTATTAATTTTGGCACTTTTAGTGTCGGCAACATCTTATGGGCAAACCATAGGTAAAACACAAACCGAACAATACAAAGCGTCATTTGAAACCGCAATTGACATCAGTAAATTTTTAAATTACGAAGGACCACAAATCCCAATCCAAATTTTAAAATGCGGAATCTCTGATGAGATGTATGAAATGTATCCTGAACTTAAGGAAAAAAGAGTTGGGTTAGGGGTTGCAAATATCTCTATGGAATACCTTGAAAATCTTAATCGTTTTAAATTCACGGAAGATAAAACAGAAATTAAGAATAGAATGGTAAAACAATTCCAAGCATCTCAATCAGGAATTTCAGAAAACAAATTAGACGGTAGAGGTAAAATTAATTTGGCTCAATATTTCGTAACAATTGAGTGTTACGATTATTCTATATCAGAAGATGAGACGGTTAATTTAAAAGACGGAGTTAAAAACTTAATGGTTACTCGTATAGGTTTACAAGTTAGATTCACAAACGCTGAAACTGGTGTTGTATTTGGAGCATCAGGATTAGGTGAAGCAAAGACAACAAGAGAACTAACTTTATTATCGGATGCAACTGTAGACCCAGTTAAATTCAATCAATCAACAATTTCAATTGCAACTAAAAAGGCTCTTGATATTGCTTGTGCTAGAATCTTAGATAGGATGATTAAAAAAGGAATTTACACCAAATAAGATACAATATAATTGAAAGGTCTAAAGATATTATTAAGCATCTTATTTGTGGTTTTCCTCACCCACAGGTCGCAAGGACAGGTAGTGACTCAAACCTACCTGGACCCTTGTGATTTAAAAACTTATGTCGTATCAATACCCATTCAATCTACATCAGGGGTATTGGTTATTATTAGAGGAACATCCAAAATTTTTACGTATTCGCAATTTGCTAGCGGGGAAGTAGACAGATGGGTTAATTCAATATTCGCAACACCATGTCCATCAACAACAGTAGTAACTCAAACAGTGGCAGCAACAGTAACTCAGGCGGTAGCCGCGGCGGCAAGTGCGGCGGCTTCTTCAGCGGCGTCATCAGCGGCGAGTTCCGCAGCTGGTTCAGCGGCAAGTTCAGGTGCTTCAAACGCAGCATCATCGTCCGCTTCGAATGCATCGAGTTCAGCGACATCATCACCGCCCCAATCCTCCTCGTCATCTTCATCTTCATCCTCCCAATCATCGTCATCTTCTGGGGAATCATCCTCATCAAAGGGTGGGTCTGGAGAATCAAAAGGAGAAACTTCAGAAAGCAAATCAGAAAGTAAGTCTGAAAGTAAAAGTGAAGAAAAGAAAGAAGAATCAAAGTCAGAATCAAAAGAAGAAAAGAAAGAGGAAAAAAAATCAGACGAGAAAAAAAAAGAGGAAAAAAAGAAAGTTGTTAGTGCAAATCCAATGTTATTTGCTTCAGATTTAACAACAACTCAAGGACCTGATTTAAAGTATAGTGTAATTGCGTCATTTGGTGTTAGTAAAGCGTCGCTAGCGGGTAATGAAAGTTGGAGTGCAAACGCAATGGTTTGGAGCACATTAAAACAATTTGCATTAAGTGGAGGATATACTAAAATGGATTTTAAAAATGGTAAGCTAGAATCTATTAATTCGTATTCTATGACTGCGGCCTATTTGGATGGGAATTATATGAATCTCCTTGGGTACACTCACATTATACCAAATCCAAAATACGGGACATATGGTTATAACTTAGGTGCAATTACTTTATTGTTACAAGATAAAGAATTGGTTAATATAAAAACAGGGGAAATGAGGGACATTTTTAATGTTTCATTTTCAACATCTGTAGTTGGTTTTTGGACCAAACCATTTCCTGTTAGTCCAAAAATAGTTTTGTCTCCACAAGTATTTGTTATGAATTCACCAATAAGTTGGAATTCAAAGACTGGTGAAACAACGGTTAATAGACAAATGGGGTTTTTGATTGGTTCATCGTTTGATTATAAAATCAGTAAACGATTTGGTTTAAGCCTAAACTATAAAGTTTCGGGGTCTACTCAAAAAGGGACACCAATACTTAATAACTTCTTGATTGGTTCAAGATTAATGCTGTAAGACTATGAAAAAAATATTAGACGTTAGACATTTTATAATATTGGCTTTATTGATTGCCATTTTATTTTTAAAGGGTGATAAGAATGTTGAGATTAAAAAGGTGATTGAAAAAATACCTGGTGAAACAGTCCATGATACAATATCTCAAGAAGTCCCAGTGTATATTGAGGGAGAAGACATTTATCACGATACAACAATCTATGTACCAACGTATGTTAATGTAGATACTGCAGAGATTCTTAAAGGGTTTTATATAAAAAATTTCTTTAAGGATACTATTAAGTTAAACAATAACCAAGGGTTTGTTTATCTATCTGATAGTGTTTCTCAAAACAAAATAGTGTCAAGAAATTGGTCAGCATCACTTAAACCAAAAATAGTTAGAGAACCTGCACCATTACCACCACCTGTTAGAAATCAAATGTTTATCGGTGTTGATGGTTCTTGGAGTCAAAAAGACTGGATTAATTCATTAGGTATGGGATTAATATTGAAAACTAAAAAAGACCATCTATATCACGTAGGTCTTGGAGTTGCAAATAGAACAACGGATGGAATATCTGGAGAATTCACACCATATCTAAACGGAGGAGTTTATTGGAAGATAAAACTTAAAAAGGATTAAAGGTATTTATTATAAAATACGATACAATGAACCTGAGAGAATTAATTAAAGAGGAGTTAGGAAAACAACTAAACAAATCTTTAATATTAAAAGAAGACGTTAAAATTTCAAACGCGTTACAATATCATATTGATAATGGAATGACCTTAACTGAAAACGCATTTATGTTTTATTCTGAAGGGTATTTTAATTTGGTTAATGAAGTTAGGGATTTATTCAATGAAGGTAAAATTGACCTTAACGAAGAAGATAGACTAATGATTGAATCTGATTTAGGTAAAAAAGTAAAAATTGGTAAAACTTACATTTATTTGGACGCACCATATATCTACGAAACTGAAACAGAAGAGGGCGTTTTAACAGAATCTAAAACTTCAAAAGAACCTAAGAAATTTGCGGTTTATACTAAGGATAAAACAGGAGGGGTTAAAAAAGTAACTTTTGGCAACTCTAATTTAATATTGAAAGAGAGTCGCAAGTGTTCTCAAAAAACGGATAGAACAACTGCAGGATATTGGTCCTGTAATGTTGGTAGATACACTAAACAACTTGGACTTTCTTCATCAAATTCTTAGTAATGGAAATAGAAAAACTTGAAAAATATTTACAGACTTATTTAAATGATGTAATAACACCAATGGTTAATAAAGAATTGGTTGGTGAAGAAGATGAACCAATAACTCTAACGGTAAATGCAATAAGAAAAGGTACTTACCAACCACCAATATATCATGTTTTTATTGATATTGACCCTAACTGGAAAGGTAGTCTTTTAAAGAGATTAGAGAAAAATATTGAAGACTTTATAAAAATTTTTTCTATACGAAATAAAATAAAAGTTCATTGGAACAAAAGACCATTATTTTAGTACAATTTATCCTTGCCGAACAAATTGTTAATTGCCGAACAAATTCTAATACAAATTATCTAAATCAAACTTTTTCACAAACGTAGGGAATGCTTCTTTATAAGATTTTTGAGTTTCATCACTTATCTTGTTTGTAAACTGCCAATTCCAGTAAAATTTATCATTAGGTTTAAATCCATAATATGTGTGAACTTTTTTTTGAGTGTCCACAACATCCATACCTTTCCAGTTTTGTCCTGTACAAATAAAACCGCTTTGGATATTTTCAATAATATTGGATTCACCCAAAGTACTGTATCGGTTCTCAATCCAAGTTAACCTTTCAATTAATTTTTGATAGAACATACTGGCTTGACCCCACCTTACAGAGGTAAAAAATATAACGGCATTAGATTCAAATAACTCTTTGGATATTTTCCAAAGTTCATCGTCTTTTTCGTTCAGACTTGCCCAACATCTGTGGTAACCTGTTGGATTCTTCTCTTTGTCTTTAAGTTTGGCTTTCATTACTCCACAAGAGTTACCGTCTTTTCTTGAAACATTACCTTCACAAGGTGCAATTTTTAATTCAGGGACATCAATTAAAACAGATTTTTCATTTAGATATTCGTTGATGACCATTGCAAGAATTGTTGATTTGGGTATATCAATATCATTTGGGTCCCAATTATATCTGTTGGAGCATGTTAAAAGTAATACTTTATCCAACTTTTGAAGTTCAGATATTGTCTTTTCAAGTTTTTTCAAGTTACCCATAGAGTTATTCTTTTCGGTAACGTTGTACTTGTCAAATATTTCTTGTAATCTATTATCCATTCAATATAAATACTTTATAAATCATAATAAAAAACCCACCATTAAGGTGGGTTTGTGTTTTAAGCTCTCATGGTTGGAACATTTACAGGTTCAGGTCTTAGTTCTCTTGCGGCGTTAATTAATCTATCTCTAATGTCAAAATCGCGCTGTTCTGAAATTTCTTCTTGAGGTTGTTCAGGTTGTTCATCGAGTGGAATTGCCTCATCTGCAAATTCAATTCTCATTCTTTCGTATGGTCTTAAACATTCCATATGAACTTGTTCTTGAATTTCATTTGAACATAAATTTTTGTTTGTAAATTCTGATTTGAATATTTTTC